GACAATGACAATAAGTTTGTATTGTTTTATGCTTTATAAAATGGAATCTTTTACAAACTTTATAACAAAAGTCTTGTTTAAGTTCTTCTTGTCTAAGAAAGTGTGCAGGGTAGTTATTTCTAATGGAACTTGCTAATATCCGTATAGGACAAGCATCACCACATTGACCATTTAGTTGTCTGCGTACTTCGGTATACATATCTAAGATTACTTTGGTACAATACACAATTATTTCCTTTATAGTTAATTATTAATATTTACCACCATTTAGGCGAAGCCCTGTTCGAGGTGTTACAATATATTATGCTACAGTGAATGCTTGAGAACCATCAGTGAATGTAATTGGTACTAATGTACCTGAAGGATATTCTTTAATTTTTGTAATAAGATTATTGCCATTATGTATTGTGTTATGAATAGGATATTCAGTTATAATAGCTTCTTTTTCTTTCTGTAGTGCTACCTTGCGAGTAGGAAATGATTCCATAGTTACTTTAGTTATCTTATCGAACCAAGAAGCATTACGGCTATGCTGTCCTAATCTTTGTAGTTTACTTAATGAGATACCAATGTATAGTAAGTTATCATCTTTATCCCAATGTCTATATAGTGTTGTTTTCATTACTTTAATCCTCCATAAACTTTTATTGCATTAGTATATTCAGAACATTTAATGAAAGCAGGATTAATAATCCATGAATCAGCAGGTATTGGTTCAAATCTGTTATAAGTCTTGATTTTCTTTATTAAATTAAACTTCTTTAATTCTCTTATCCTAAGCCTATGTAATGCTTTCTCTCTATTAGTCATAATCTTAGTAGAGTATGTCGTTATATTTGTTTCTGGTGCTCTATTGTTTTTTAGTTCATTAAACAGAATGATTGCTGGTTTAGACATTTGTGCTATAATATTAAATATGTCTGTCTTTTTTTCTTTGTCTTTAGTATACATACAATTGATTTCTCCTATAGCTTGAAACTTACCAAAGTTGTTTTTATACCTCTTGTTTATAGTTATTTCTTCACTACTGTGAATTTCTACTGTATCTATTATCATACCATATTATTTCCTTTAGTTTATTTAAATACATAGTAAGAGATATTTGATAAAACGTCAATATATATTGACGTTTTAGTATTATAATGTTAACGTAGTTTACTGTTTTAAGAATGTAAGTTATTGTAATTATATAGGATATAAGATTTATATTTGCATATATATATATTAAGGGAATGTTTGTACAGGTATGATGTGATTTTAGGATATCGGTTGTGTATCGGTATTTAGAGATAGAGAGATAGTATGTGTGTTGTAGACTTTGTGTTCTACAGAATAGCTGTTTATCCATTTCCGAGTACTAACACCCTCATGTAGTCTCAATCGCCACGTATGGGTATCATATGCTCGATATAGGCATACATCTACTCTCATGACGATAGTCCACTTTCTTTCTTTGTAATATACTATCTTCTGTGTGTGTTTTGTGTGAAAAAATATACCTACCCAGTTAAGGGTAGGCATGAAGGTTATAGTTCCATTTCAAGTAGAGACTTTAAAGCTTTGGTCTGCTTGAGTTCAGGATGATTCTCTGTGAAGTTCTGTCTGCGGTCTGCCATGTGAGTAGCCTTAGACATTGAGGTGAAATCGCGTCCATCAGAGCTGATGTCCTCGAGCATACCAAGAGAGTTCTTAGTAATGCGTTCGGTAGATATACATACTGTATCTACGAGGTTAAGTGAGCTGATGAGAGTAGTTCCGATGGTACGTAATACTGATAGATTTGCCATGCTGTTATTTCTCCGTTAAAGTTTTGAGATTATTATAATGAAATGTCCCATCAAATGGTTTGCAATACTCATACAAGTATACGCGTAAACGCTTGGACAAATGTTTATTGTAAAGATACTGTGATTGCCAAGATGTAAAAAGTTGTTCAAACATGATAGCTCCTTTAATTAAAGTTATAGAGATGTATACAGTTCTCCACCCTTGAGCCGTAAGGCTGTTGGTCTGAAAGTTTTAGGTCTGTTTTTCTGGGTAGTGGGGGGGTGAATTATGGAAAAGGATAGTTTGAATAAAGAACTGGTCTTGTAGGTAAATTAAAAAATTTCAAAATACCTGAAAAGAAGAATTTCTGGATATACTTATATGCAGTTTAAAGGGATGTTTTATAGAGGTATAGGTAAAAGTGGTATGGTTATATAGGAAAGTATTTAAAAAGACTCATATGAGGATGTATAGTACTCATATGAGTCTATCGTTATTTATCTTTTGTATAAACTCTATCAAAGATTTTATTTATAAAGCTTACAGCATAATCAGGAATATTTATTTTATCTTTGTTATTTTCATAATAGTCTTTTGCTGTATTTCCAAACTTATAACCCATTGCAATCCAGTCAATTACCATATGAACACAATGTACTTCCCAATCTGCATCAGAATAAGGTTTTATACTTGTCCAGTTTTCCCAGTGATGTGGATTATTTTTTTTATGGTGTTCCCAAGCTTGATCTATGTTAAAATCAGTTTCTTCATTAACTGGATAAAAAGCTTTACGATATTGTACAAACTCATATTCTGATAACTTAGACAAGTCATGATAGGAAATCTCTGAGTCAATGCTTATAAAATAAAAATCATCCCAAATAAAACGCATATCTTTACATTTGGATTGAACTTCAATCCAAGCTTTGTTTACATTTGTTACATGTTCTTTAATGTAATCAAGATATTCTTGTGTTTTTTTTATTACTTCTAAAGTTGTATTCATTTTATTTATCTCCATAATATTTTTCTTGGTATTGAATCCAAGTAGATTCTTTTGTTGTAAAAGGAAAAACCATGAAAGTCGAAGTTCTGTTATTTAATAGCCACCTGAACCTGGGCAATGTTTATATACTACTTTATGGTTTATTCTATTACAAGAGGATTTATTGACAATAAAATGTATTGTAGTTATAGTATCGGTTAAATATAGTCATATTTATTAATTACTGTATGAATTGGAGAAATTAAATGGATGAATTTAGTGATTTTATTGATAAAGTTTACTTTGAACATATGCAGCCTTTTGGAGATGGACCTATAGTTACTATTGTTATTGTAAGACTTGTTAATGGGGTTGTACTTACTGATACCAGTACATGTGATGTTAATGAGTATGATAAAGAAAATGAATTAGATAACTGTATTGATACTATTAAATACGAGCTTAGTTATTTACTTGAATTTAAGCAAGCCTGTTGGAAGGGAGGTGATATTTAATTATGAAAATATATAATCCTATTATAAAATATTTTACTTATAAGCATTTACCAGAACATCTACAGGAAGTCAGCAAACCTTTTTGTGACCTTGCTGAAATGATTGATTCTAATATTACAGACAGTGCTGAGAAGTCTGCTGGATTACGTAAACTACTTGAAGCTAAAGATTGTATTGTGAGAGCGATGGTTTAATTATGATGTCACCTGATGAATTTAAAGCTGCATTGCCTGCTCAGTTAAAGCATAGAGTTTCAGATGAAGTTATGGATTCTATTAATAGAGTTCTTAGTGGACCTGAAGCTACAGAACAGTTTAAAGAAAACCTACTTTCTTATACCAGTGTTTTATTAACTGGTAAATTTAAAATGAGTAGTTATATTGATGCGGTAAGATATGTAAGTTTTCTACTACTTGGTGGAACCAGTAAAGCAGCTTTTACTGCTACGTTTCCGGATAAGATTGTTAAATGGAATGCTGCTGGAGTTGCCAGTAAAGATCAAGCAAGTTATTTTTCTGCGTATCATAAGAGTAAATTGGTTAATTTAATTATTGAACAGACTCTTATTCCTATACATGTATTGAATAATGGAGTGTTTCAACAGGCTATTAATGTTCAGGCTGATTTAATGATGAATGCAAATTCTGAAAAAGTAAGATCAGATGCAGCAGCTTGTTTAATTAAAGAGCTACGGCCTCCTGAGACTACCAAGATTGAGCTTGATGTAGGGTATGAGGGTGATAAGACCCTTGAGACTTTAAGAGCTACTACACGAGAACTGGTAGAGCAACAAAAAGAATTATTGAGACAAGGTACACCAGTTAAGTGCATTGCAGAGGGGGTATTGGTTGTCAAAGAATAGCTTAAAAATCATTTTTGAAGATGGTTACTTTGAAACACGAAAAGGGCATTATTTATATGGAATTAAGCATAATGGAAAAAGACCTGTATTAATTGAATTCTATGGTACTTACCCTTCTGAAGATGCTATACAGCAGGCTACATATTGTGTTCACGTAAATAAAGGAAAAGTCGTTGTCAAAGAATAGTGATGTATTAAATCTAATAGAAGACTTTGATATCAAAAAGGTAGAAGATTGGTTACGTGAAGTTACTTATTCAGATGATCCAGATTATATGCCTTCTGATTTTGCTTTAGAATTCATTGCCTTTATCAAACTTGTAAATGGTGAAGAAGGAGAAGAAAATAAATCTCCTGTTATTCATTTACAGATGTTAGATAATATACAGAAGAATGATAAAGATACTGTGAATATGTGTCACAGGGGAGCCAGTAAAACCACGTTGCTTGGTTCTTATTTAATTCTGTATATAGCTACCTATGGTGATATCCCTGGTTTTGGTAAAGTAGGGTATGCACTCTATGTAAGTGATGCTGTAGAGAATGGTATTAAGAAGATGAGATTAGATCTTGAGTTTAGGTGGAATAATTCTGAATTTTTACAAGAATATGTACCAACTGCTAAGTTTACTGATATCAGATGGGTATTTAAAAACAAGGATGGTAATCAATTTGTTGTTACAGGCCATGGTGCCAAAGCTTTATCATTGGATAGTAAGCTTTATACTGATAAAGCTACTACAACAATTGGTAAGTGTAAGGTCGGTGATCACATCTTTGGTGCCGATGGTAAATTAACTACCATTACTCATAAGAGCGAAATTTTTTATAAACCAATGTATGAATTAAAGCTTGTTGATGGACGTAGTATTAAAGTAAGTGAAGACCATATTAATTCAATTATTTATAAAGAAACTTCTGGTCGCACAGTAAATTTTGTAAAAAAGAATTTAATTACTAAAGAATTATTGTCTTTAGATTTACAACATGTACGTATTCATAAGTGGACTGAGGGTAGAACTCGTGTGGTTAAAGAAAATCTTTTATTTATTGAAAACTGTAAGCCAGTTGAATATTCATGTAAAGATTTGCCTATTGATCCTTATACTCTTGGCTTACTACTCGGTGATGGTTCATTAAGAAAAGGTAGTGTTGTTCTTCATGCACATAAGGATGATTGGGTTGAGTATCGAAAAAATATTCCTTACCCTTTAGGAAAAGTGCAGGTAGATAGACGCAATACTAATGTGATATCTCAAACAATTTGTGGATTGACTCAAAAAATAAAAAGCTTAAATCTTATAGGACATGGAAATAATAAATTTATACCTGCACAATACCTTAGAGGTTCCATTAAACAACGGCAAGCACTTCTTCAAGGTTTGATGGATACTGACGGTACTATTGGAAAAAGGAAAATTAATCCTACTACCAGTTTTTGTAGTAATTCTATAGATCTCATTGAAGGTGTTGCAGAATTAGTACGTTCTCTTGGTGGTGACGTATTTATAGGGCGTACAGGAAAAAAAGCATATAGAATACAAGTAAAATTAAATATGTCTGTTTTTAAACTAACAAGAAAAAAACAGTATGAAAAGTTTAATAGAAAATATAGGGTAGCTATTGAATCTATTCAAACAATTCCTTTAGAACCAAGCCAATGTATTGCGGTAGATAATGAAGAGCATCAATTTATTACTGATAATTACACACGAACACATAATACAGGCGTTCGTGGTACTAAGGAATTAGGTAAACGTCCTGTATTAGCAATTCTTGATGATTTACTTTCAGATGATGATGCACGTTCTCCTACTGTTATTGCTTCTATTGAGGATACAGTGTATAAAGCAATTGATTATGCTTTGCATCCTAAGTATCGTAAGATTATTTGGAGTGGTACTCCTTTTAATGCTAAAGACCCTTTATACAAAGCTGTAGAGAGTGGAGCATGGCATGTTAATGTGTATCCCATATGTGAAGAATGGCCTTGCAAAAAAGAAGATTTTAGAGGTTCATGGCCTGACAGGTTTCATTACGAGTACGTTTTGAAACAGTATACAAAAGCATTTAAAGCAGGTAAGATAGCTGCTTTTAACCAAGAGTTGATGTTACGTATTATGAGCGATGAGGACAGAGTAATTTTGGATCATGATATAAACTGGTATTCAAGAGATGCTTTGTTGTTAAAAAAAGATTGTTATAACTACTATATAACTACAGATTTCGCCACCTCTGAAGAGACTTCAGCAGATTTTTCTCCTATATTGGTTTGGGCTTATAGTTCATTGGGTCAATGGTTCTTGGTGGATGGTGTATGTGCTAAACAATTAATGGATAAGAACCTTGATGATCTATTTAGATTAGCACAGCAATGGAAGACAAATTTACAAGAAGTAGGCATTGAGACTTCCGGTCAACAAGGAGGGTTTATTCCTTGGATTCAAGAAAGGATGCTAAAGACTCAAATATTCTTTAATATTGCTAAAGATAAGAATAGTAGTAAACTTGGTATTAGACCAAATACAAATAAAATGAAAAGATTCAATGTTGTTGTTCCTTGGTTTAAAACTAACATGATGTTCTTTCCTAAAGAGTTAAGGGAAACTTTTTTAATGAAAGAAGTGATTAATGAACTGGAACTGATAGCACCATCTGGTATGCGGTCAAAACATGATGATACTAATGATTGTATATCGATGCTGGCTAATTTAACTCCATGGAAACCAAATGCTGATGTAGTGATAAGAAAGGATAAGAATACAGGTATATGGGAAACAGAAGATGATCAAGAAACCCAATGTGATATTAATTCATATTTAGTATAAGAGGTTATAATGGTTTTACAGGATTTATTTGATACACTTGCTATGGGAGAATTTGCTAATCTTGCTTTAGCTAATTCAGTTACTGGTTCAATTAAAGAAGAGTCTTATCCAAGAATTGTAAAGGCAATTAATAGAGGACTCCTTGAGATTTATAAAAAATTTATCATTAAAAAGAAGAAAGTAATTATTGTTCAACAGGCTGACTTAGATAGGTATTATCTTAGAACAGACTATATAGGTTATTCTGGATCTACCGGTATTGAAGCTTATGTTTTAGACCATAGTGATGAGATTTTTCTAAACGATATTTTACGTTTACTATATATACAAGATGCTAATAAAAATTTTATTGATATTAATCCACCTCATCCAGGTAAAGAACAAACGTATTTTAAGTCGGCACATTATGATACTTTAGATCTTGTTACTATTGATTCTGATCAAGCATTTACTATTACATATCAAGCACAATACCCAAAAATATGCATTACAGATAGTTTTGATCCTGAAAATTATAAGCTTTATTATCCTCCTTTTATTGAAGAAGCTTTAATTAATTATGTTGCTTCTTTGCTTATTAAAGGTAAAAATACAAAAGCTTCTGAAGGTGAAGGTTACGCTTCTAATACTTTTGCTGCTAAATATGAATTAGCGTGTTTAAAGATTTTACAAGCTGGTCTTACCGAAGAAGTATATGAACAAGATAACAGATTTGAAAAAAGAGGTTTTGTATGATTCCTGGTAAATACCCAATTACGATTTGGAGAGGTGGTACTTGGTCTATTGGTATTACTCAAGATGTATTAGATTTTGCTGAGTATGATGAAATACGTATGCAGGTACGTCCTCCTTTTAGAAAAAATTCATCTTCTGCTTGTAGCAGTTCAACTGCTCTGTTGAGCCTTACGCTTGAAAATGGGCGTATTACAGTAGAAGAGGATACTAACACATTACGTCTTACTATATCGTCCACAGATACGGCAGCTATCAAGTTTAATGAAGGTGTATATGATCTTGAATTAGTAACTCATGTTGATTTAGAGGCTGACCCTCAAATTACTGAAGAGGTTGTTGATAAGTTATTGTATGGTACTGTTGAGGTTGAAGGAGAACAGACAATATGACTGATACTGTAAGTGTCACAATACAGGAAGATCCTATGCCTGTATTAATTGATACTGGTACAGCAGCAATTACAATAACAGATGCAACTACTAATAAGATTACTGTTATAGAAGCAAATCCTGTTTCTGTATCTGTTGCTAATGGTAATCCTTCAGTTACAATAAATAATGGAGGATATTCAGGTACTGTATCAGTTTTACTTTCTGATCTTGTAGGAAAATTAACAAGAACTCAGATGGAACCAGGATTACTTTCTGACTTAGAAAAGCTTGAATCTCTTTGGATAAGACTTGGTAATAACCTTATTTTATCATATCCTGATGGGATAGCTATTCAAGAAGCAGGTACTGAGTATACAGATTCAAGTATTATTAGTGCTGTAGCTGATATTGATGTGAGTATTGATGGTAAACTTAATGTTGCTTATTCTACTATTACACAAACAGCAGATGCTATTGATAGCAGAGTTACATCTATTGAGGGTACTACTAATGATCGTATAGAAGTAGCTGAATCCAGAATACTTCAGACAGCGAGCGATATTACATCTACTGTTACAAGATTAGATGCTTCAGATGATTCTATAGAACTTTTACAATCTTCTATTTCTCAAGCAGAAGATTCTATTGAACTTGAGGTAACTGCACGGGAAGAATTAGAAGATGAAGTTGTAACAGTTCAATCCAGTATTTCATTGCTATCAGATTCTATTTCTTTGTACACAGAAACTCTTGATACACTTAGTGATCGTGTAACTTCTTCTGAAATTATTCTTGGAAATGATGGAATTAATTTATCAGTTGTAGAACAAGGTTTAGCTAATTATACTTATTCTCTTAGTACAATACAGACACAGTTAAATAACCAATGGGGTATTACTGTTGAAGAAGATATTAATGGTAATAGTTATACTTCTGGTTTTGGTATCATTCTTCATCCTGCTTGGCTTATTGGAGAAGAATATACTATAGGACAAACTGTTACTTATTCAGATGTTGTATATGAATGCTTAATAGCAAATACTTCTTCTTCATCTAATAATCCTTTTGATGATTCTGTTACTTGGGTTGAATTACCTAATGGTGTTAAATCTGAATTTTCTGTTAATGCTGAATCATTTCAAATATGGACTAATGATGGGCTTGTACCCATGTTTACTGTTACTAATGGGCAAGCAGCAATTAATGGTGATCTTGTAGTACAATCTATTGAATCAGATGATTATGATGATGTGTCTTTACCTGGATTTAAATTAGATCCAGCTACTGGTTCTGCTGATTTCAGAGGTATGACACTTACGCTTGGTTCAGGTAGTTCTGGTTATTCTAATTTTAGTGATAAACCCCAATCTCTTGCTGATATCAGTACATCTGAATATGCTCTACTTAGTACAGCAGGTAGTGATTCTGTCAGGGTATCTTGGTTCTATAGTCATGTACCTACGATGCTTAACGCGCCTGTAACTGATTGGGATGTAGCTGATTACAATGACCATGTAGGAGATTTATATTTTGATACTTTTAATAATAATCCATATTTCTTTAACTTATCTTTAGGTGAGTACAAGTGGGATAGTTTAGTAGATCCTGATATTGCTTTATCCCTTCAGAATGCAGCAGATGCACAAGAGGCTGCTGATGGTAAGGTCACATTCTATTATGATACTCCTGTTCCTCCCTATCAACTGGGTGATTTCTGGGACCATACAGACGGTTTAAAAGTTTGCACTACTGCCAGGCCTACTGGAAGCTTAATCGCTACAGATTGGACTGTAAAGGCCACTAATGGAGCTACTTGGGATACGAACGTAATTGGCAAGCCAGAAAATTTAGGAGATCTTGACTCAATAGCAGCAAGTGAATTAGCTACAGCATTAAGTAATTCTATTCAAGCAATTTCTGATGCTTCTTCAGCACAGGATACAGCAGATGGTAAGATAACCTCATTCTATCAAGATACAGAACCAACTACTGGTATGAGTACCGGTGATTTTTGGGTAGATACTAATGATAATAATAAGCTATATAGGTATACCGGTAGTGCTTGGGTTTCTGCACAAGATAATCTTATAGGAACTGCCATAACAGCAGCACAGACAGCACAGACAACTGCAGATGGTAAAGCAGAAGTTTACTATTCTGCTACTGAACCAACAGGTATGAGTGAAGGTGATCTTTGGTATGACACAGATGATGAGCAGAAAAGATTGTATAGGTATAATGGTTCAGAGTGGTCTACTGTAGCTTCGTATGGAGCTAATTGGGGTTCAAATATTCTTAACGAACCTTTGTCATTAGCTGATATAAGTGCAGAAGAGGGAGGTAAGCTTGCAGGAATTGCTAATGGTGCTGATGTTACCAGGGATAATGTTGCAAAGGGTGTAGAAGGACAGGAAGTGTACACCATTAGTGCTTATGCATACCAGGATACAGCACATCATACATTAGGCGGTTTATGGAATGAGGATGGTGTTAATTTAACAAGTGCTTTTGGTAATAATCCTCGGTCTTATGTGTTATCTGTATTTAATAGAGCCTCTTCTTTCTGGATTAGTCATACTAAATACGATATATATGGCGATTCCAATAATGCTCTTTTACTTGCCAATGCTTTAAATGCACTTGATAATAATAGTATAATTGTACTGGTTGGTTCTCATGCTCCTGGTCAGAATAGACTTACAAATGGTTTACCTGATGCTATATATCGGTGTGGCGGTAGTAGAACTATTTTTGAAAATCAAGATTGGACCATTCTTCATCCATCTTATATCTTAGTTGGTTATCCAGGTATGGGTGAAGGTTGTGGACATGAGGCATTTGCTCCTGGTTCTGTTGGTTGGGTTGCAGGGTATGGTTCTGTTGGTTGGGTTGAAACGCAAATTGTAATCAAAAATGGTTCAATTGTCGGATTAACACGAACTCCCACATTTGGAGCACTTGCAGGCCTTGATAAAATCACAGATACTGTGATTGATTCTAATGCTATATCAGCATCTAAGATTAATGCTACTAATTTAGCTGCATTATCTACTGCTACTGGTGCATTATATGTCGATAATAGTATCACGCTTAATGCAAACACTGGCCGGATAAAAACGGTTGGTAAGGATAGCTACGCCGATGAAACGTCAGGGTTTTATCTTGGCATGAACGATTCCGGCGCGGCCCTCAATATAGGCGACTCATCTAACTATTTGAAATATTATAATGGAGATATGACTGTTGGTGGTGACATAATAGCCACAGGGAATATTAAAGCTAAAAACGTAACAACAGAAACAATAAATGACAATGCTGTTACCATACCAATGGCATCATTTAGTAGTGCTTATACTAAGTTCACAACTCATTATAACTATTATGGTTCTTTAAGTTCTTTAACTATTCCATCAAAAGGGAATTTTATACAGATACTTACGTCAGTAACTGTTTTTAATGAGGATAATCGTTCGTCAAGTCTTTATTTAACTTTATTTAGAAATAATGATGAATTGCTTACTGAAGATCTTCACTTAGTAAGTAAGACTTTTCAGAAATTCCAATTAAACTATGTCGATAATAATCATACTGGGAATTTAACTTATTCTTTAAAGTTACAAATTAGAATATCAAGCAAAAGAGTATACACAGAAAATAGGTTCTTATCTTTATTAGAGGTACAAAAATGAATCAAGTTTTTAGTATTTATAACCTGTTAACAAAAGAGATAACGTCAAAAATAGTGTGTTCAAAAGAAATGGTAGAATTACAAACACAAGAAGATGAAGGATATATAATTGGCTATGAAGACCCCCTTACTCATAGAATAAATGATACCGAAGACGGCTTTATAGAGTTGTCGGATACAGAAAAAGAAGACCAATTATACCTTAAACGTGAAAATACAAAACCAACTCTTTTGGATGTTTCATTATCCGACACAGAATTAAATGAAGTTATCGAAGATTATTTTTTAAATCGAGTGGATGCAGAGACATGGAGAAAATCCAATTATAGCTACCTACGAGAGAAAGCTTATCCAGACGAAACAGAATATAAAACTGACGCAGAAATAAAGATAGGTTCAGGAATCCCTGAATACGTAGAGGCAGGAGAGCTGCAATTGCAACAGTATTACGAAGACTGCATTAACGTTAAAATAAGATTTCCTAAGGAGTAAGAATGGCAAACAAGACTTGGACAGCAACAGACCTAAACATGGGCGTTTTGAGACTTAAACGTGACGACGTAGAAGGTACTTTATCAATTATGGAAGGGTATTCATATGCCGATGAAAATGGTGATACCATTGAAGATCTACCAAAGAAAACAATTTCTACTACAGTAGCATATGCAGATTTGCCTGATACTGTGATTACAGGGCTACTTACTGTTTTTGAATATATTTACGGGCAAGCATTAATCGAAGAAGGAATGGAGTAAAATGCAAATTATAGTTAATAGGTTTACTTCAGATGCTGATACTACAATTAGTACACTTTCTGTAGATAATCGTTTTATTTGTTTTGGTTTAGAAGATGGACATAGAGATATAAAAGTAATAAATGAAACCAGAATACCAGCGGGTACTTATGCTGTAAATATAAGAACAGTAGGAGGTCTTCATAATAGATACAAAAAACGATTTAGTGATAATCATAAAGGAATGCTTCATATCTTAGATGTTCCTGGTTTTGAATACATTCTTATCCATTGTGGTAATGATAATGATGACACAGGAGGCTGTTTACTGGTAGGTGAGGGTGCTAATACTCGTAAAGGTAATATGTCCATTACAAGTAGTGTCAGGGCTTATAAAAAGCTTTATCCTAAAGTAATCAATGCAGCTATTATGGGTAGGCTTTACATAACTTTTAAAGACAATGACAGGTAAATATTTATGGAAACACAAGTAACGTGTAAAATATCTTATGAGAATTTAACGGCAAAAGAGAAAAAAGAAATATGTAATGGCTGTGGTGGTAAAGGTGGGTTTGTTAGACCACCTCATAAAGCTTTTTATAAAGCATCATGTAACCATCATGATTATGCTTATTTTGTTGGTTGTACTAAAGAAGATAAAAATAAAGCAGATAAAATGTTTTATAAATTGATGATAAAAGATTGTTCATCTTTACCCTGGTATTCTTATATCAGATATAGACCGTGGTGTTGGTTATACTACAATGCTGTTAAAATGATTGGTAGTAAATTTTTTTATTATGGAGATGCCAAAAGGTATCCAAAAAGAGAGGTGTATTAGTATGAAAAAAGTATGTATGGTTTTTATGAGTATGTTGTTTATTGGTTCACTTTTGATCAATGGATGTACTATTAGTGATGCAGATAGAATTGCTAAAAAGATTAATGCAGTACATGATACTATTAAAGTAGTAATTACTGATAATACTATTAAATCTAAAATTCCTATGGATAAGTGGGATGAGCTGGTAATTCTTGAAGGTAAATACCAAAAAGCTAAAGTAGATTATATTGCAGCAAGAAAAGCAAATAGTGCAGATAGCTGGTCTATTTTAAAAGAGATGGCATCTTATGGTAATAGTATTTTAACTATTATTGAACCTTTTCCTTTTCTTGGTAAATATGCTACTGAAGTCAAAGTAGCATCCACTACCATAAAGGCTCTAATAGGTCTATTTTAAGCTATTTAAACAGTAACTGATACAAAGGCATTAGAAAATTGTAAACATCGTTTTTTAGTGCCTTTAAACTTCTTATATGTATTAGTTATTGACTAAATTTAATTACTTGTTATAGTTTATTTAATTTTATTAACAAAAAGGTAGGTATATGGCTGAGTTAGAAAACATGTCTTCAAGCGAATGGGTAAATCCTCCTTCAGTTGAAGATTTAAAAAAGAATATAGATGATGCTGATATTGATCAAGCTGAACACCTTACTAAGGTTAAACATTGGCTTGATAATCTCAATGTAGAAGGGTCAGCTAAACCAGTTAAAGTTGCGGGACGTTCTTCAGTAGCCCCGAAGCTTATTAGAAAACAAGCTGAATGGCGCTATTCATCTTTGTCTGAACCTTTCCTTAGTTCACCTGATATTTTTAACGTTTTACCGAGAACTGCTGGTGACAGAAAAAGAGCACAGCAAAATGCACTTCTTTTAAACTACCAATTTAATAATGTTATTGACCGTGTTAATTTTATTGACTCATATGTAAGAGATGATGTTGATATTGGAACAGTCATTGTTAAAGTTGGTTGGTATTCAGAAACAGAAATTGTAGAAGAAGAAGTACCCATATTTGAATTTCAGCCTGTAGTTAATGAAGAACTGCTTAAGCAGTATTTAGCTTGGCTTGAAATGAGAGAAACTAATAAAGACCTATATGCAGAAGTATACAATCCAGGTATAGATCAAGCATTAGATATCTTAGTAGAAACAAAAGAACTTGTTATTCCCAGGCAAGTAGGTTCTGAACTGGTTGAAACTTTAAAAGAAATTAGAAATGAACCTACGGTAGAAACCTGCTTGCCAGAGAATATCATTATTGATCCTTCTTGTAATGGTGATTTAAATAAAGCTGAGTTTATTGGTGAAAGATTTAAATCAAGTTTATCTGCTCTTAGAAAAGATGGTAGATACTATAATTTAGATAATCTTGATACCTCATCAGCAGATCCATTAACTGATCCAGACCATGAAGAAGGTCCAGACAACAATACTTTCAATTTTGATGATGAAGCAAGAAAACAATTTATAGTACATTCATATTGGGGTAATTGGGATATTAGTGGTAAAGGTGTTGCAGAACCTATCTGTGCTTTTTGGGTTGGTAATACTATGATACGTCTTGAAAGAAACCCTTTTCCATTTAAGAGACCTCCTTTTGTTAAGGTAGTTTATATGCCTGTAAGAAAATCTTCTTGGGGTCAACCAGATGGTGAACTACTTGAAGATGGGCAAAAGGTTATAGGAGCAGTTACAAGAGGTATTATTGATCTTCTTGCTAAGTCAGCTAATAGTCAAACTGCTTTTAAAGAAGGTGCTATTGATCCTACTAATATGCGTAAATTTAAAAGAGGTGAAGACTATAAAGTTACTGGTTCTGAATCACCTCAGAATTCAATTTATATGCATAAGTATCCTGAAATACCCAACTCAGCTTATAGTCTTATTGCTTTAGAACAGAATGAAGCAGAATCTCTTACAGGAGTAAAAGCTTACTCTTCAGGTATTTCAGGCGAAGCTCTTGGATCAAGTGTACGTAATGGCAGATCAGCATTAGATGCTGCAAGTAAAAGAGAACTTGGTATCTTACGTAGATTGGCTCATGGAGTAGTTCAAATAGGTCGTATGATTATTGCTATGAATGCTGAATTCCTTTCAGAGGAAGAAGTAATTCGAGTAACTAATAAACAATTTATTCCTATTAGAAGAGATGACTTACAAGGTTCTTTTGATTTAGAACTCACTATTTCTACAGCAGAAGAAGATGATAAGAAAGCAGAAGAACTTGCTTTTATGTTACAAGCTTCTGGTAGTACAATGGATGCTGGCTTAAAGCAAATGATTTTATCTGATATTGCTCGATTAAGAAAGATGCCAGCTATTGCAGATAAGATTGAGGCATATAAACCTGAACCTGATCCAATACAGCAGATGCAAATGCAATTACAGCTTGAGTTATTAAGAGCACAGGTTGCTAAAGAACAAGCATTGGCTACTAAACATGCTTCTGAGGCAGAGCTTAATGGTGTACAGGGTGTACAAGCAGCTACACAGGCAAGATTTAATGAAGCTAAAGCAAATACAGAACAAGCTAAAGCAAGAAGTCTTGGTAGTGATGCAGATATTAAAGATCTTAATTTTGTTGAACAGAGTGAAGGTGTAAATCAAGCAAGAGCAGTTGAACAGATTAAAGCTAAACAAAATAATAAACCAACTCAGGAGAAGTAAAATAAAAATTTATTTTGGTACAAAAATTATTGAAGCAGAACCTTGTAAAGCATGGAAACAGTTTGGTAACCACTGTATTAATACAGAAGGGTATAAAATAAAGTATCCTGATGGTTATATTTCATGGAGCCCTAAAACTGTTTTTGAAGCTTGTTGTAAATCTAATGATAACTGGTCTACTTGTATTGAAGATAGAGATTTTTTCTAATAGCTATACTATTAAAGGAGAAGAAGTAATGAATGAAGCACAGAAAATTGAAATTTCAATGGAAGGTTTGAAAAGAAAAATTAGTACAATGAAAAATCTTCAACGTCTTTCAGAGAATGAAGATTTTAAAGAGCTTATCCTTGAAGAGTTTTGTAAAAGACGAGCTTTGGCTATGGTAGATATGGCAGTAGCTCCAGGCTTTTTAGATGAAACAAATAAAGAGTATATTAAGAATCAGCTTATTGCTGTAGGTAGTTTAAATACTTATATGCATAATGTACTTAAAGAAGGCGAAATGGCTATTGAAGCATTGGCAGAATCTGAAGCAGAACATAATATGGCTCTCAGGGAGGAATAATATATGCCTGAAGAATTAAGTCCATTAGAAATGTCAGATGAAAAATTTGATGAGATTAATCTTGAAGACATTGAACCAAAAGTAGAAGAGGAAGAGACTGTTAATGAAACTTCGTCAACAGAAAGTGAAGGTAGTGATAAAGAGGCCGTACAAGGCGAAGAGGCACTTGAAGTTGACAAGGAAACAGAGGATAGAGAAGAGGGAGTGGAGGTCGATTCAGTTGATAGCACTGATACCTCTGCTACCGAAGATGATGGATCAACAGAAATTGAAGAAGTATCTTCAGAGGAAGACGAAGCAATTGAAGAAACCGATGAGAGTTCCGACATCTCTGAGACCAAATCTACTGATACAGGAGAATCTACCGATGAGCAGGTGGTAGACTACAAAGCTGAATACGAAAAGCTTATGATGCCATTTAAAGCTAATGGTACTGAGATGCAAGCAAAGAGTGTCGAAGATGCTGTACAGCTAATGCAGATGGGTGCAGGGTATCATAAGAAGATGGCAGCATTAAAACCTGCTATACGCCAGATGAAGTTACTTGAAAAGAATAATTTACTTGATGATGATAAGCTTAATTACCTTATTGATTTGAGTAATAAAAATCCAGAGGCTATTCAGAAGCTGTTGAAAGACAGCAATATTGACCCTCTGGATATAGATGTAAATGCAGAAACAGCTTACAAACCAACTGAGAGGAAAATTACCGATACAGAAATCGCAATTGATGAGGTTATTAATGATATCCGTGATACCCCAACTTTCAAGCGAACTCTCAATGTCGTTTCCGATCTATGGGATGAATCAAGTCAAAATGCCATTGCCTCTGAACCTCAAATCATTAAAACGATCAATGGGCATATGCAAGATGGTACTTACGATGCAGTCATCAAAAGAGTTGATTATGAACGCAGCCTTGGTCGATTACAAGGCATTTCAGACATTCAGGCATACATGACTATGGGTAATGTAATGGCAGACGAAGGAGCGCTTTATAGAAGCGGTACAACTAAACCTGTTAAGCAACCAATTAGTGTGCCTCCAATTAAGAAGCAAGTTTCTAAAAAAGACATTGAAAGGCAAAAAAGAAAAATTGCAGCAAGTCCCACTAAAACAGCTAAGACCCCTGCTACAACTTTTAAAAGCCCACTTGAAATGACTGAAGAAGAATTTGCTAAAATTGATATTAACAAATTTAAAGATATATAAGGTAACAATATAATGACTGCTATTTATGGTGCTACAGACGGTTCAACTTCTTCTATTGGTGAACAGTTTCGTACTGATTACTATTATGCTAAATCTCTAAAAGAGATGCAGAAAGAAAAATATTTCACTCAGCTTGCTGATACTAAAAATCAGCCTAAAAACATGGGTAAAACCATGAAGATGTATAATATCATTCCTTTGTTGGATGAACGAAATACCAATGACCAGGGTATTGATGCTGCTGGTGTTATTCTAACATCTACTAAGTGGTACATTTTTGAAAATGGTGCTGCTGTTATTAATACTTCTGGTTATTCTACCGAAGCTTTGGCTCTTGCTGCTGTAACAGATTCTGATACACAGACTGTAACTCAAGGTTATGGTAATTTGTATGGTGGTAGTAAAGATATTGGTACTGTTCAAGGTAAGCTACCTGCACTTTCTGAAAATGGAGGTACAGTTAATGGTGTTGGTTTTACCCGTCTACCTATTGAAGGTTCTCTTGAAAAGTTTGGTTTTTTTCAGTCTTATACTAAAGAATCTGAAGACTTTGATACTGATCCCAATCTTGTAGCTGATAAGACCAGAGAGATGATTTTTGGTGCTCATGAGCTTACTGAGGCTATGCTTCAGATTGATCTTATTAATCATGCTGGTGTAGAGTTTTTTCCTGGTGCTGCTACAGTAGATACTATTGAAGAACTTACTGGTGAAACTGGTACTGATGTTGCTACTGTTATCGCATATGATGATCTTGTAAAAATGGATATTGAGCTTACCAATAATAGATGTCCTAAAAAGACAAAAATTATTACAGGTCATAGAAACACTGATACTATGGTAGTACCTGCTGCTCGTATTATGTATATTGGTTCTGAAATGTTACCTACTATGCTACGTATGAAAGATTATCATGATGAGAAAGCTTTCATTCCTGTAGCACATTATGCTGCTGCTGGTTCGCCTATCAATGGTGAAGTTGGTACAATAGCTGGTTTTAGAGTTGTTGTTGTACCTGAGATGTTTCATCACGCAGGTGCTGGTGCTTCTGTAACTTCTAATGCTGGTTATAGAGAAACCAATGATAAGTATGATGCATATCCTATGGTAGTTGTAGGTGATGAATCTTTCTCTACAATTGGTTTTCAGTCTAATGGTAAGACTGTAAAATTTAAAATTAAACATTGTAAACCTGAATCTCCTGAATCTTATGCAATGGATAAATATGGTGAAACTGGTTTTATGTCTATTAAATTTTACTATGGTTTCTTGCCTGAGAGGACTGAAAGATTAGCAGTTGCATGGTCTGTAGCTGAAATTTAATTTACCGGCTACTCATCTATTTATTGGGTGAGTAGCCTTTATATTTTTACTTGGAGAAGATTACATTGAATGAATTAGATGCATTGCTCACACTTAAAGAAGAAGCAGATAAACTTGGTATTAAATATCATACTAATATTGGTTTTGATAAACTTAAAGAAAAGGTAGATAACATGAATCAGACTGTAACTGAAGAAGCAAAACCTATTAAAAAAACAAAAGGTCAGATTAAAGCAGAACAGATTAAAGCAGCTAAACGCCTACATCATATCAGAGTTACTTGTATGAGTGATACTCGTAAAGGGTGGAAAGGTGATTGGTTTACTGTAATGAATAGTACTTTTGGTACCATTAAAAAATATGTACCATTTAACCTTATAACACATGTTGAATCATGTATTCTCAAACAACTTAAACGAAAGAAAAAGCAAGAGTTTTATGAAGTTCCTGGTAAATTTGGAACTACTGATAAAAGAGCACGTATGGTTCCTATGTTTGCTATTGAAGAACTTGATGATTTGTCTGTTGAAGAGCTTAAAGAACTCGCTACACAGCAAGCCGTAAATCGTAGCATTACTAAGGAATAATTTATGTCTACTTCAATTGATACTATACTTCTTGAAGATGGTGCATCTTTAGACGCCCCTGACGTATCCAGATTAACCGATACAACTGTAGGTGGTACTGGTGTATTCGATGTACTCATGACAGCCGTTAAATCGCATCTACAAGAAGAGTATGATGCTGATAGAATCTCTGGTAGTGAATATTCTCAAGTATGGCTTGGTGCTATGCAAGGTGCTATGAATACTGCACTTCAGTTTCTTTTAAATAGTCAGCAAGAAGAAAAAATCCAAGCAGAAATAGCATATACTCGTCAGAAAACTGTTACTGAACTTGCACAGACAGATGATGATATTCCTGTAGGTCTTGGTTTTAATGGTGATTACAATGTAGAAGGTCTTGTTGCTCTTCAGAAAGATAAACTTGAATTAGAAAGTACTTTAGTTGATGTTCAAGTACAACAAGCTGAAACACAAAAAGCTTTGGTTGGTCAGCAGATTATTTCTGAATTAGCTCAAACAAGTGATAATTTTGAAAATGCTGCTGTAGCAGGGTACGGTTATAATTCATCTACTACTCTTGCTGGTATGTTAAAAGTAGCAAAAGAAAAAGCTGCTGCTGAATTAGCGTTTACTGAACAGAAAACTGTTACAGAGCTTGGTAATACAAGTGATACTAAACCAAGTGATCTTGGAGAGATGACAGGTACTACAGCTATTACTGGTCTTGTTGCTTCACAGATAGAAAAGACTGATGCAGAAGTTACTCTCTTAGCACAGAAAGCTAATACAGAATTAGCTCAAACATCAGATACAGTTAAAATGGGTACTCCATATTTAAATGATGTTGTCTCTGTAAATGGTGTAATTAGTAAACAGAAAAACTTATATAATGCGCAGACTGATGGTTTTGTAAGAGATGCAGAGCAAAAGGTATTAAAAATTGTAGCAGATACTTGGTCAGTTATGGCTACTCAAAGTGCAGCTACTGCCAATTCGACTAATGGTTTAGATGATGATTCTTTAGGTGCTATAGTTACTAAAGCAAAGAATGGTATTGGTGTTTCATAATAATATACTTGTATAACGTTTAAAGGTATCAAATAATACGGTATAACTAAACTTAATATACCTATATCAGTATATAAATTAAAGGCATTAAATGGGCTTTTTTTCAGGTGAAACTAAAATTGATGTTTTTGCTAATACATGCCATCTTACAGATGTAGATACTACTTCTGTTGCTGATGCTGTATTATATGCTATTTTATCTGGTGAATCCATCGCGAGTTCAATACTTAATGTTACAATGAATCAGATGTCTAATCAGATGAAGCAATTTAGAGCATATGCAAAAGAATCTTATTCACTTGGTTTACCTAAAGTTACTTATGAATCGTCTGTAATCTTCCCTGAAGAAGATGTTACTGATGCCATTACAGCCGATACAAATGCTCCCTATGGTGTAGTATTAGATTTCCATTATGTAGCTCCTTTGGTGCCTTCAATGGTTGCTGCTCCTTATCTATTTTCACAACGAGGATGGGACCCAACAACAGGTTCTATATCAATTCTCCCATCAGGTTATGAATCAAAATATGGAACATGGTATGAAGGTTCTGTATATGATATTACTTTAAATAGTAGTTATACCTCTATAGTAATTACATACTATATAAAACATTTACGTATACGCACCCTTTTTAATACTGAAAATGGTATACGTAATTATGAAATACATACTCTATCTACTGAGTATAAAAATGAAACTATTGCTGCTCCTACTGGTTTATACTTTGGTAGAAATTATTGTGTAGCTGCTTATTACAACTTAAAAAGTAATTTAACACCAGAGACTGCTGAGAACTGGTGGTTTTATGACATGAGTTCTAAAATTTATCCAGCTTTAATACCAAGTAATTCTATTGATGAATCTAATGATTTGTTACCAATTATACCTATTAGATATCAAAATGATGATATGACTCGTGATGAGGTACAAAATACAGAATTGTATCTTACCAGTAAAACTCTTTTAAATAAAATTGGTGTTAGCATAGATGATGTAGCAGATTTGATCGAAGAGAATCCTGATTCTGATGAAATAGATCATGCTTATGTTATGTTTGGTGTAGACTTACAATCAGATGAACCAGCAAGCATAAGATATATGGCAGAGTTTTTTGATTTTATTTCTGACAAAAGTACAGCAACTATGTATACAGATATTGAAGATAACCTTTTGTCTTCTACTTCTACAGGTACGAAACTTACTGAAGGCGTGTTTGATTATAATACATATCGAGCATCAGTAGGTATTGCTACTGATGAATCAAATAGTTCTAATAGTACAATTTATGGAACAGATAATGTATTGCATGTAACTTCTAATAGTTCTTTAGGTTCTTTTAGTGAATTTGGTTTAAAAGTTGAAATATCTTATTCTTATATAAGATCAGAAATTAAAAGTGGCAGTATTGGTGATATAGGTTATGCAACTAAATCTTGGAGTAAAGGTACTGTAGTTAATGGTTTAACTTGGGTCTATTCAAATGGAAAATATTCTTTAGACGATACAAAATTAATTTTAAAAGTACAAATCACTGAGAATTCATATAAACAAATAACGGTTAAAGGTTTAGTTCATCGAAATTATATCTATAAACAGCATTCTGTAATTACTACACTCAATGATGTAATTATTGATGAAGATGAACATAATTTTGTAATTCCTTTACATTACAATCTATCTGCTCTTCTTCCTATAAATATTAAAAATCAACTGTATCAAGATTCAATGGTTTTGGTTTTAAACAGCGTAGTAAAAACTCATGTAGCTTGGTATTCTACTGGTTTTTTTAAATTTGTAGTTATGGTAGTAGGTATTGTAATTTCAATATATACTGGTGGTGCAGGTAGTTTTATAAGTGCTCTTGCAACAGCAACTGCTGCTGGTGCTATGGCTGTTTTGATGTTTTTACTTAAAACAATTATATTTACTTTAGCATTAAGTAAAGCACTGTCATTTGTAGCTCAATGGGTAGGTCCAGAGATAACGGCTATTCTATCTGTAGCAGTAGCTACTGTTGCAGCAGCAAGTAAAATACCAGCTATCAATTCTATACAAGTATTGGGAGTATCTATGCCTACGGCAAGTACTCTTATGAAATTATCTACTATGTTATTGTCTTCTTCCGGTAGTGCTTTTTCTGCTTTAGTAGAGGATGTAAATAAAAAAGCAACTAAATTTACTGAATATGCAGAAGGTAAATTTGAAGCTTTAGAAGAATATGAGGATTTAATAGATGATTCTGGTTTAGATGCAGTTGAGCTTTTAGATTCTTTATCTTATTCTTCAGGTTTAACCCAAATGGCAAATATTACACCTGAAGAATATTATGATTTAGCAATTCATACAGGAAATATTGGTGTACTGTCTTTAAGCAGCCCTATGACTTTCCATAATATTGCATTAACTTTACCAGAACCAGAATTTTTTACATAAACAGTGAGGTGTTAAATGACTGATAGTAATTATAGTTCTTTTGCTAATAATATGAATTTTTCTAATTCAAAAATTCTTTCAGATATTTCTAAAAAATTTAACAATGGTGGGTATTCAAACAGTAGTTTAAGTAACACAGGAATTAATGCGAACCAATTTGGTTTTAATTTAGGTGATACTTCTACAAGTAATTCTTTTTTAAAGGGTGTGTTTGGTGGTAAGAATGCTGATGGTAGTATGTCAAATAACTGGAGAGGTACTGCTTTAAATGTACTTCAATCAGGTCTTGGTTTTTATCTTGGTAGCCAGCAACTTGATCAAGCAGAGGATGCTTTAGCTGAAAACAAGAGACAATTTAATACTAATTATAATGCTCAAAAAACATTGATTAATGATCAGTTGAAATGGCAGTATCAAGCCAGAAAAGATAGAAATGCAGCTAATGCTGGTGAATTGGCTCAAATCTCATAGGAGTATATAATGGCACAAATTACATGGCGTAATGTAGGTGGTAGTTCTGGTGGTAGTTCTGGTGCAAGTGCTAATACACAAGCTCAAGCCAGTGCTACAGATACTCTTATGAAGGCTTTTGATCCTCTTAGAAACGAGTTAAATGCTCGGCAAGGTGTTAACACTCAGAATTGGGATAACACCGCTAAACAGAACACACAGGCTATGAGAGCACAGTTACAAGGATATCAGAACTTGGGTGATTTGAATAAAGCAGAAGCTGAAGGTGCTACTTCAGAACAAGCTTTTACTAATCAGTTTGGTGCTCAGTATGATCCTACTGCAAGAAAGGCTGCTATAGATGAACGTAGAATGTATTTACAGAATGCTGCAAGAAATGAAGCTATTCCTGCTGCTTTAGCTATTGCTGATGAGAATCAGGATATTGGTGCTGGTCTTGGTGAGTTAGAAAATAAGTATAGAAGTATGGGTATGGCTGAGCCACAAATACAAAAAGAATTGAATACTTTTAGGGCAAATAATTCTGCTCGTGTAGAGGGCTATGAGAAGGCAAATAAGAAGGATGCAGATACTTTTCTTACTACAGTAGGTACTCCTAAAAACCCTTCTCAAATCGAAGACATAGTAGCTCAAGCAGGTCAAGCAGGATTAAAGAATACTGATTATCTTCGTGATAGACTTACTTCTGAACTTAGTGCATCTCATGAACAAGAGAAATACCAAAGAGGTGCTAATGATTATTACAGAAAAGAGAGAGAACGTAATGCGATAAATTCTGCTATGGAACGTGGTACTGCTATGCTACAGCAAGGTGCTACACCTCAAGAAGCTTTTGCAGCAAATAAAAGTAATCTTACAGGTGCTCAGTTACCTAAGTTTCTTAATGCTATGGCTGTTAATGATCCTAATCTTAGTGCTATGAGTAACACACAGAAAGAACAGTACCAAAGAATTGCTGCAAAAGGTGCTCAAGGTTTAACAGCACATCAAGCAAAACTGGATAAAGTAAATTCTGATTTTGTATCACAACGTGAAAAAGTAACAAGAATTACTCCTGCTGTACTTGATACAGTAGATAAAGCCAATACTACTCCAGGTGGTATGGTAGGTAAAATCTCTGATTATATGTCTTCTACTGGATGGGAACCATCTGATATGTGGTCTGACAAGATCACAGGTAAAGGTAGAGTAGAACAAGAATTAAATAACTTTAAAGCACAAATTGTAAATGAAGCTGCAAGTGCTACTCCTGCTGAGGTAGACGCTATACTATGGAATGCTTATCAAGATACTAATAAGAAATCTTTTTTTGGTGATACTGGTTTAGATGTAGAACTTATGAGAACTTCTCTTACAAAGAATATAGACGATTTTAAGAAAGGTGAGCTAATAGACCAACAGCGTATTCAATTTAAACAAGCTGCTGATGCTGAAATGCAAGAGTTAACTGAAGGTCAATTAGATTATATGTATGGTCTTAAATCTTCTATAGAAACAGGTAATAAGACAGGTAAAAAAGGTAGTATTGTTGACAGACTTAAAGATATAGATAAGAATGCTTTACCTATAGATGAGAGTAAAACTCTTGTTGGTCGGTATAAAGCACAAATGAAACAAATAGATAAAGCAGCAAAAGATAAACAAGCTGCTGATACCGCTGCTGCTAAGTTAAAAATTGAAGCTGCTAAAAAAGAGAAAGCAAGCAAGACAAAAACTTCAAATACAACTAAAGCAAATCTTTTAAAAGAACGTATAGCCCGAGAAACACAAAGTGGTTACACAGAACCTGATCCCGATCAAAAACCATTTAATTTTACTCTCAAAAAAAGACCTCAATAAAATAGGATAAATATATGCCATTAGATCTTGATGCTTTAACTGCTACTAAAATGGCTTCTTTAGAAGGAACTTTAAAAGCCAAAAAAGAAAATGTTCTTACTCCTGCTGCACAGTATTTACAGGAACGTGCAAATAAAGCACAGGCTCTTAATCCTTTACCTTCAATGGATCAAGAGATTACTCCTACTGAGTTACCTGCTATAGAAGAAAATATTGCAAGGTCTACTTACAGAGGTGGTAGAGAAGCTGTTCAAGGAATGGCTGGTTTAACTTATGGTTTAGGTGCTGGTGCAGCAGCAATAGCTGAGACTGTTTTAGGTGAAGGCGGTTTATCTACTGATATAAAAAAATCCATGGTTAATAAGTATGTAGCCAATGAAAAAGCAATGGCTGTTTATGCAAAACCTGAAGATTCTCTTACTTATTCTTGGAAAAAAGCTACTGAAGAAGGCGATGTTGGTGCTATGCTTTCATGGGCATCTCATGGTATTGGTTATGTAGCTGCTCAAATGGCTACTATGCTTGCAGGTGCAGGTATTGTTGCTCAAGGTACTAAAATGCTTGGTAAGAAAGCAGTAAGTAAAATTGCAACTACTCTCATTGAAAAAGAAGCAACAAGACTTGCTGCTGGTAAAGCAGTTACAGAAGCTACTATGAACCAAGCTACTAAGACTGTAGCAGGTAGGCTTGGAACTCATTTAGGTATGGGTATAGAGGGCTTTGGTATGGAAGGTGGGGAGATCATGGGTGATCTTGCTAAACAGTCCGTAATCGAAGACAGGGGCCTCACAGGAGCAGAGATAGGCAAAGGGTTAACTGCTACAGCTATTGCAGGTAGTATTGAGTATCTTGAAAATGTATTAGAACTTGGTGCTTTTAAAGGTAAACTTGCTAATTTACCTGGAACTAAAAGCATAAATGGTAAGACAGGTAAATTAGCAAGAGCTGCTGTTACAGGTGCAAAGGTATCTGGTACTGAGGCTCTACAAGAAGCAGCGCAGACTGCTGTAGAACAATGGGGTAAAGGACAAGATCTAAATACAACTGAAATTATTGATGCTGCTGGTTTAGGTGCATTAGGAGGTGGTCCTGCTTCAGTAGGTGGATTAGCTACTAAATCAATAAAAGAACAAAAAACTGCTAATTTTAAGCGTGCTGAAAAAGACAGAATTAAACCACAAAATACTGCTGGATTTAAAACCAAAGTTAAGAAAGCTGCTGAAACTGCTAAAGGTGTATTAAAGTTTACTGAAGCAGACAGTCCTGATCGTAATGAAACTACTGCAATTAATGTAATGCATGAACGTGTACAGAAAGAAGAAGTAGCTGCTTCAGAAAAAGTAAAGATTGGTAAAGATGCTCTTAATCTTTTTAAGAGTATGCATAAAGAACATGGAGAACTTCTTGCTGAATTCGCTGCTGGTACAGAAGAAGACAAAATAAATAATCCTGAAAAGTATGATGCAATAGATGCAAAGGTTACTGAATTAGAAACAAGAATTAAAGATACTGAACCTATTGTTATGGCTATTGTTAAAGCCAAACAAGCAGATAAAGAAGTAGAACCAGAAGCATTGCTTGAAACTTTTAGACAGTCTTTTGTAAAAGAAAATGGTAAAACATCAGGTAATATTGCTGAATCTATACGTAAGGTTTTTGGTTCTAAAGCATCTAATACGATTATGGATTCTACTGCTGAAGGTTATATTGATATTGAAGAACAGTTAAAAGCGTATACAGGAGATTTAACAGAAAATGAAAAAGCTGAAGTACAGGCTGGAGCTAAACTACAAAAGTCTTCTGATGCTGTTATTCAGCAAGTAAATAAGAATGTAGGTAAAGTAAATACAGATATCTTAGAAGGAAGCCTTGAGGGAGATTTTAAAGGTATTTCTCAGCACATTGAAGGTATTACGGATGCTATGGCATCAGGTGATACTAAACTGGCTCAGGATCTACAGCAAACACTTTCTAAGTGGGCAGATAGCAGAGTACATAGATTTGAAGTATTTAATGAAATGTACGAAAAAGGTGATAAAGCTTCTTTTAAAACTAAAAAAGCTTTTGCTGAACTAAGTGCAATACGTAAAGCACAAATAGGTAAAGATTTATTTGTAAATAAAGGATCTAAAGGTTTAGTAGATTTTATGGGTCTTGAAGCACAAGCATTGCAAGATGCTGCTGCTTATGGAGAGGAAATTCTTAACACAAAACCTACTAATACAAAAACAGAAACACAGGTAAGGGATAGTCGCACAGCTACTTCTCCAGCGTCGGTCGACATCAAAATCACTCCACAAGAGAAAGTAACTCCTGAAAAGACCGATCAGGGGGGAGTTGATGCTCAGATCAATCCTGCTTCTGTAAATGCTACAGAGCAGGATGGTTTGGGTTATTCTGATGAATATATTAATCAAATGTCTCAGTTAACTGATGAATCAAATACAGAGGATTATATTAATGCTGAGGTTACAGCGAATGTAGAATATAGGAATACTTCCAATAAAACAGAAGAAGGAATTAGTAAGCGTAAATCAATTAAAGAAAAGCTTTTAGAATTACGAGAAAAAAAGAATAATACGTTACCTTCAAATACAGAAAAGAAAGCTCTTAAAGAGTTACAGAATTATTTTAATAAATCAGGTCATAAACAAAAAGAAGTTGCTACTGTTAAAATTGTAAATAAACCAAAACAAAGTAAAGACTTAAAGGCAATTGCTAAGGCTTTTGGTGTACAAGTACATTTTTATGAATCTACTTCTGATGCTATTAATAAACAAGAAGGTGTAGCTACATATACAGATGCTCGTAATATTTTCATTAATAAAGATACTAAAGATTCTCATCTTGGTATTTTAGGTCATGAAATTACTCACCAGCTTAAACGTAAACATCCTGATCTGTATACAAAGCTTGAAACTCATTTAGAAATTAGTGATGAAAATTTTAATCAATTTAAAGATAGTTTACTTAAAGATGTTAAAGGTACTCCTATAGAGAAGGAGTATGCTAAGAATGCAAAAGAAGAGCTTCTTGCTATGTTCGTTGGTGAGCATTTCGGTAATAAATCTTTTTGGAATAAAGTAAAAGTATCTGATAAAAAACTATTTGATAAGCTTGTTAATATTGCTCATAAAATACTGACTAAAGTAATGAGAGCAGTTACTATTGTATCTCCATATTTTAGTGATTTACGAGCAGCACAGAAAACACTATTTGAAGTAATGCAAGAAACTGTTCAGAGAGAGCAAGAGATAACCAAAAAAGACACTATTACAACAACGCATACTGACATATCAGTAAGAGGTTTAAAAGCTGTAAAAGACCCTGAAATGAGTATTACATTAAAAGATTCTATAGCTGATTACAGAAAATCTTTTATTAATACTGTAAATTTTTTAGTACAACCAAAATATAAAAATTTTATTGATCAAGATCCTATCCAGTATTTACTTCAAGAAGATGGTAAATTGCCAGAACAAGTTACTGAAGCTTTAATGGCTGTTAGTTACAAATGGCTTGCTACTCAAGCTTCAAGTTATGTATCTAATGATGAATACAGAATGTCCAGTATTCTTGGTTTAGATGAAGATAGTGATATTCAATTAACTCCTGATGCAATGAAAGCATTAAGACATATAGGAGTACAGGCAAATTATCCTATTGAAGCTCTTGGTAAAGAAGCATTTAAAATACTTGGTATTAAAATAGGTGATAATGCTGATTATGATTTAAGGGATCGTATGGAATTATCTCTTGGTTCTATGATGATTGCTACTATGGAACAGCAAAAGCTTATAGAACCAGTGTATATATTTTCAGGGAGTGCTGGTAATAAGGATAAAGGAATAGCTCCTTTTGGATATGCTGGATTAATCGCAAAACAAAAAGATCCTCTTAATCCTTTTTATGCTAATGTGACTGATCGTTTTAAAACCAGTGAAAAGTATATAGCAACTAAGAATGCTGATCCTACTATTACATTTTATAGACCAATATCACAACCTCATACTAAATTGAAAAATGAAAGAGAAGCATCTCCTATTATTCGTGGTATAGCAAAAGATTGGAATACTGATAGAACAGCTTGGGATAATACTTATAATCCAGATGGTGAGAAAAGAGATTTTAGTTTTAAACCATTTACTTATAAAGAAGGTCATCAATTTCTTACTAAAAGAGCTGGTTTTCAATGGACTAAAGAGCAGTCTGCTAATTTGATTAAAAATATCAATACTCCTTGGGTACCTAATGCTCCTGTAATGAATGTATTTCTTGCTTTAGATCAAGATAGTCAAGAAAGAATTTTAGATAGACAAGATACAGACACTGAACACATCTCAGAACATGAAAGTAATAAAGGTATTAATCTTGGTATTCAGAAAAGTATTGAAAAAGTAGCAGGATGGTTATCTGCTGCTGAGTTAGAAGAAAATGGGTATGAATCTGAATTCTATATTCCTGCTGAACCATGGAAACAAGAAAGAATGGGTATGACATCTTCTGTATCACCGCAGGGTGATAAGTTGATGCGTTCTTTGTTTAATATGAAAGATTGGAAACGTGATATGGATCTTAATGATCCTGCACAAAAGGATTTGTTTTTACTTGGTATTGGTTTATATCTTGATATCGAATTTACTAAAGAAGGTGGTATAGTTAATACAGTTCAAAAAACTGAAGAACTTTTACAAACAGATATAATGCAAAATGGTATTCAATCTATTAAAAACTTAATAAATCGTAATACTGATATTATTAAAGTGACTCTTGATGTTGAAAAAGCTACTGAAACAGAAATGAAAAATATAGTAGCAGCGGTTAAGAAAGGTGGAGTAAAAGCACAATCTCTTAAAGCATTGGTTGAATTTGCAAGATATGATTTAGCTGTAGAAGCAGGATCTAAAACTTTTGAAACTACTATGACTATTGAAATTGATGGTACTGCTAATGGTCCTGCTTTTGGCAGATGGCAGTTTATGCAAGATCCTGAAAATCCTTTGTTACATCTTGCTGCATTACAGACCGGTGGTTTTCGTTTCTATGAAAATGTAGAAGGACAAGCTAAATGGGATTTATCTGAACATCTTGCTGTAGCATTAAATCATGATGCTTATCAGATTACTGGTTTTGCTTGGGCTAATACTCAGTTACAAAGAGAGATAGAAGTACAAGAAGAAAAGCTTGATACACATAGCACTGCTGGTAAAAAATATGATGCTCAGAAAACCATAGATAAAATGCATGCTTTTCAAGAGATTATGGGTGAAGCTATTGATCCAGAGACAGGCAATGTATCTAAAGAAATGCGTAAGCTTGCTAAACCTCCTACAATGAAAACCATGTATTCTATGGGTCAGAAGAAGCTTACTCAAGAATTGATTCATAATACTATTAAAACTATTGAAATGAAGGCAAAAAAGTTCAGTGAAGATGCTGAAGTATTACATGCTCTAAATATGACTGTATTGACTCTTACAGATCATCCTTTATTTCCTATTTCTGGTAATGGAAATAATATTAAGACATTACCTATCTCTAAAGAAAAAGTACTTAATACAAGGTTATCTGATGCTGCTATAACAGTTCTTTCAAAGCATATTAGTGAAAATCAAGGTAAGACTATGTATGAAGCTGTAATAGAAGTATTTCAAGAAATCAAAGAAACCTCAGATACACTAAATCAAGGACTTAGTTTAGCTACTGTTTACTATAATACAATGCGTAAAGGATATATTGCTAAGGCATTAAAAGAAGGCAATAAAGAAATTCTTTCTGTTGGTGATGTTAAAAAAATAGATAAACAATTAGAAAACATCTTTCCACAAATACAAGGTGCTGGTGGTAGTATGTTACCCATGGCAAGTTTAGATGATAGAAGAGATTATTCAGCAAAGCATCCTGTAGTCCAAGGATACCGTAAAAAAGACAATAAAGGTAGGAAGGTATATACTCCTACTCGTAAGACTGTATATCCCCGTAAAATAGCCAGTATGAGCGATCCAAGGGTAAGTGGAACTGTTTTGGGTACACAGCATTTAGATGCAGCAGATGCTAATAAGCTTATGGCTTATTTTGCATTCCTTAATAACCATGATGGATTTACTTTAAGTATCTTTGATGGTGCAGCATTATCTAATAAAGCCAATGAAATATTTTATGATATTAATTCAAAGTATTCATTTGCTGGTGCAGTTAATGATCTGCTTGTTAATTCAAAGAAAGTATTTACTGCTAAAGGCAAACAGCTTGCTAAAGAGTTTCCTGAATTTAATTTGGAAGATGCTTTACATGCAGAATTAACTAAACAAAGGATTGGTAAAGAAAGTGAAAAATATACTGATAAGAGAGGTAAGCAAAGATACAGACAAGTAGCTATTTCTAAAGAAAAGACTGAATCTGTTATTAATGTTTTATCTGCTCAAGTTGAGCATACAAGTAATAAAGCAAAAGAGAATCAACAGATACTTGCTAAATCAGTACTTGGTATTTCTCAGTATGCTTTCCCTGGTACAGAGTTCATTACTAAAAATAAAGAAGTTGATGAGATTTATGGTATTAAACCCTCTGAAATTACAAATGAGAGAACTAAAGTATTAGAAGAAAATATTACTTCTATGCAAAAAATGCGTAGAGATCTTGGATACAAAGATACTCCTGCTACTATAAAAGAAATCGTCAAGAAAATTGTAAAAGAAGAGACTATAGAAAGTACTCCATTTAAAATAAAGAAAAATCTTAATCCAAATTTTGATTTAACTTCTAAAAAAGAACAAGATTTTAATGTAATAATGGTAGGTGCTCCTGTAAAAACAGTTAAAGCTACTGCGTATACTTCTGATAAATTTCCTGGTATTGGTTTTGCTTTTCATAAAGATCCCGATAGAGATGCATGGATTTTATCAGAAGTAACTACAGGTGGGAAAGTATTACATGGGGAATTTACTCAACAGGAACTCATTAATACTCTTGAAACAAATATTGATTACACACGTTTTTTAAAAGCTTTAGAAGCTTTAAAAAAAGAAAACACTTATGGAAGCAATAGAGATTCAAATTTATCAGAAGATCCTGCTGATTTTGAAATAGAAGAAAAAGTTAATAATGAAAATGTAATTGAACTCTATGATGCTATTAAAGATAATGGAAATAAAAAAGTAAGTGAAACACATGATCTTCAATTAAAAAGTATTCTTAATAGAGTAGTCAAG